ACTACGGCTGTAGTAACGGCTGTAACAACAACTGCTGTCTCAGGTATTGGTACATCAAAGTCCAATACAGGTATGTTTAATTTAGGTGGCTCAGGTTGTTCTGTAGTTGTCTCAGGTTCTACTTCCTCTGGAGCTTCTAAATCACTCGGTGGTATAACCATTGGTTTATAGAATGGTATTCGAGCTGATGGTGGTTTGAATTCCAGTGCAGGTATATTTAATGCTTCAGGCAGGGTAGGTGTACGGATATCAATCAGCTGCCTCCGCTGTATTGCCTGCCTCTACCCACTCTAGGTAGTCTTGATAGTCGGTGTTTGCTGGATCAAAAGGTATATTTAAAGCCTTATTTGTTCCTGTAAAAAGTTTAGTTACTGAATTAGCTTCTGTTTCAAGTCCTTTTTGTAATTTGTAAGTAAAAGTCATAATTAAAGTTCTGATGAAAAAGCTAAATAAGCGGAAGCGTTTGTTGTTTCTACTAAACCTGGTTCACCTGCTGTAAGAGTTGATTGAGGCGTTGCATATATCCGAGTTGATTGGTCAGTTGTACCAGTTACAGCCCAAGCTCCATCAACATATTTATCACCGCCTAAGTTACCAGCTCCCAGTCTATAATAGTTGTCCCCATTAGTATGATCTATTGAAGGCGAACTTCTCATTGGTACAGGAAATTGAATATAACCACTAACCTGATTAGTTGCCGAAGAGAAACCAAGAGAGATTACTTTGCTATTTCCTTCTACGTGTTTGTAATAATACCTATGACACCTGGCTAATTCATCAGAATACGATCTATGTTCAAAGTCAGTGGCAACGTCTCCTACTTCTAACTGAACGCCTGTAATATAGAAAGTAGCTGCATTAGTAGAAACTAAATTTGTAGCACCACTAAATCTGAAATGACTACCAGCACCCCAAGATCCTGAAGTTGCTTCATAATTAGAACCTCCTCCTAAAATAAAACCTACAGACATTCCTTGTCCATTTGTAGTATTCCAAGTTCCACTTGTATCACCAGTAAAAGTAAGACTTTTTTTCTCCCAAGTATCAGCAGAAGAAATGGTATAACTTTGATTCTGTGCTCTATTCCAAGGTTGTCTTAATGCTAATGCATAGTTACCTGTAACACTTGATCTTACCCAAAAAGAGATAGTAACTGTTTTAGCTCCTACTGCTCCCCATCCAAGGTCAGACATATTATAACCTTCTATATACTGATTAATAAGAAAATAATCAGCAGCAACAGGAGTGTATGCAGATAAAGAAGTTACTTTTAAACTATTTGTAAAACCTGCAGGGCTTTCTGTTACTTGTTGTACTTTATATTTTGAACCTTGTGATAGATGAGCGTTCCAACGATCAGTTAAATATTGATCATGGGCAGGTGTTGCTTCAGTTGCCAAGCCTCGTTGATCAACAACTTGTGCTCCATTAATTATCTTATTTCTATTGCTTAGATTATTAGTAATCTTTGCCGTACACGTTCCATCGGAAGCCAAGGTAACAGCATCACTTGATGCTCCTGTGTGGCGTATTGTGTTTACTTTTAATGTACTCATGGTTTTGGATTATCCTCCTTTACTTTCTTGATTTTGGCTGCCATATCATCAGAGAAAGCACCTTTTTTATAGAGGTCATCCAATTGATCACCAATATCTGGGTAAGCTTTTCTTCTTTGATGTATATATAGTTTTGCTGCTGCATCTGTAGCACCAATACTATTCTGTGCTATTTCAGCATCAGTCAGTGTGCTTTCTGTAGTAACACCAGTCTGTACGTTTACGCTTATTCGTTTACTCATTTGAACGACTCCAAATAAATGTTACCAGCATCGAAATTACCACTAGCAGGGTATACTTTAATTTTTGATAGAGCAGCAGATAATTCAAAGTCAGAAGTAATCCAATAATAATAGTTAGCAGTACTATAAGTAGCATTACCTCTAGCAATCCAGTTATTTGTAGTACCAGATCTCATGAAATTCATTTCCCAAGTTTCAGTAGAACCAGAAACAGTAAGTCCATCAGATCTAATATAACCTGTGTCTCCATCAACTGCTGTTGAAGAACCACCTGCTAAATATCCAGAACTGGTTTTATAATTAGATGTTAAATAAGCTGAAGATGTACCTGCTTGTAATCTAATATCAACATTTCCATCGAGACTAACTTTAAAAAATAAAAGCCTATGCCAATAAGCATCAGCATCTAAACTTGTAAATTCAATTTCTGTTCCTGATGAAGTAGCTGCATTAGCTATTGTTCTTGTTGTACCTGGTGTAACAGTTCCGAATGATAAGTTACCAGACCCATCTACTTTCATATACTGACCATTTGTACCTATAGTTGTAGGTAAAGTCAGTGTTAAATCAGAGGCAGGGTTAGATTGCGGAGCTGCGATGCTCATGCTATTCCCACTTGCGTGGGGTAATTTTATTTTACTCATGTGTATGTGCCTCTAATGCTGCTACTTTAGTTTCTAGTGTTTCGATTTTTGTTATTAATTGATTAATTATAGAAATATACATTGCATCTTTTTGACCTAATTTAGACGTTTTAGCTATTCCATCAGCATCTAAAAGAGATAAATCTGGATTAGCAACTTCATTATCTCCTTCATCATAAGTTGGTACTACTTTTTCACTAGAAACCCAGTAAGGATCAACAGCTTCTATATCTTGAGCTACAAAACCACGTACTCCTGATTTTCCACCGTGCATTGCAGGGTTTTTCCAATCAAAAGTTTTAGGCTGTAACTGTTTGAATTTAGCTAAATCATAATTATAATTAGCTATATTAGTTTTAAGACGACTATCAGAGTTAGACGAAATACTTGTATCAGTAGCAGTTAAATCACCATTAGAAGCAATTCGAAATTTTTCACCAACGCTTTCATTTAACATCGTCCAAAATGCTAAGAAACCATCTTGGTTACTAGCTCCCCCAACCCATTCTTGCTCTTTACCTGCAAGAACTCTAGCCCCAGAGGAATCCATCCCCCCACCAGTTCTATTGAAATTAAATTCAATAACGTTGACCTGATTAGAGCTACCAGAAGTTGCATCTAAATTTCTTAGTATAAATTTATTAGCAGAATTTACATCTTTTCGAGCGCAATTACCATTTGCTTCAGTATAAAACCGAAGGGCAGCATCATGATAAAGTTCAACGGTTCCACCAGCGATACACTTAACGTACATATTACCGTTAGGTCTTTGTAATTGAAGTCCATCACCACGGACTATTACTGGACCATTATCAGCAATATATGAGATACCAGATTGGTGATAAATTTTTAAATCTTCACCCGTCCCGAAAACTGCCATACCATCGTCTTCAATATATAAATCATTTTGCATCCATATATTTCGCCAAGGTGTTGTATTAGCACCTAAGTCATAGGTATCAGCAGCACCAGGCAAGAGATGCCCACTACTGTTAACTGTTGTTCTTGTCGTACCACCTGTTGAGATAGATACACTATCTGTCCCTACTACTACTCCATCAGCACCGTCATTAGTTAAACCTGGAGCTGCAGCACTATTTGTACCTTGTAATTTGATTGCCATAATTAAACTATTGTAAGTGTTCTATTTGCAGGGACAGTAACTGTTTTACTAGCTGCGACTGTCATTGGTCCAGGAAAGAATGCGTTGTTACCTGCTGCTATGGTCCAGTCATCACTAACTGTTGCTGGACATTCAAATCCTCGACCAGTGATTTGTTTCCCAGATATTAATCCTGTAGACGTTGTATCTTCAAATGTGAGACTAGCTTCACCATCTAACTGAGTTGTAGTAGATCCAATCGTAGTTAGTCTATTAGCAGCTTGATTGTTTAGAGCTGTGATAGTACCTGCTGATTGGTTTACCCAACTTAATTGTGCAGATCCATCAGTCTTTAAGACTTGACCTGCTGATCCATCTGCTTGTGGATATTTTAGACCATCTATAACTACATCACCAGTACCGTGTGGAGTTATTTCTATATCACTATTACCAGCAGTAGTTGAAACAACTATCTTGCCGTTATTACCTTTGATCTGGTTATCTGTAGAATCATGCCATATTTCAAAATCTTCGTCACTACCGAAGGATGCTTTTACGTCATCCCAAAACTCAAGTTGATACTCATTATAATCCCACTGACATATTTTGTTTACAACTCCACCTGCAAAAATAACATCACCACCAGATGTAAGATTTGTTGTTCCACCAACGGCAGTTTTTAAATTTATATTTCCTGTGCCATTTGGATTAAGTTCTATAGCACCATTAGTAGCAGAACTAATAATCTCGTTACCGTTAACGTCTAAGTCACCGCCTAGCTGTGGAGATGTATCTCCTACTAAATCAGTAGTGACAGTACTCCAAGATAACTGAGCACTACCATTTGTTTTTAAGAATTGATTAGCAGATCCATCAGCTTGTGGATACTTAAGACCATCAATAACTACATCACCTGAACCATTAGGTGTAATATTAATAGAACCATTAGATGTAGAAACTATATCATTTCCATTAACATCTAAATCTCCACCTAATTGTGGTGATGTGTCTTCGACAACGTTACCTAAAGCACCGCCGCCACCACCACCACCTGCATTAGCAGCCCATTTAATACCTGTAGCTTCTGAACTATCAGCAGTTAAAATATATCCATTTGTACCAACAGAAAGTGCTGTAGGATCTCCAGATCCATCTCCAACTAAGATCTCACCTTTAGTATCAAGATCACTGTTCATCACTGCGCCAGCAGCATCTACATTAGTAGCATCAGTTACATCAGCACTAGCTTCTATTGCATTTAATTTGCTGTGATCTGCATCTGTAAAGACGTTTGAATCACTAGCAGATTCTACAAGAGTTCTAATTTCACTAGCTGTTTGATCAGCCGTAGCTGAAGCTTCTATTGCGTTTAATTTGGTGTGATCAGCATCAGTGAATACATTTGAATCACTAGCACTTTCTACTAATGTCCTTATCTCTGCAGCTGTTTGATCAGCAGTGGCTGAAGCTTCTATTGCATTTAGCTTGCTATGATCAGCATCTGTAAAGACATTACTATCAGACGCAGCTTCTACAGCAGCTCTGATTTCAGCGTTAGTTTGATCTGCTGTAGCTGAAGCTTCAATTCCATCTAATTTAGTTTTATCAGCAGCTGACATTGAACCAGCAACACTGGTAGTTGCTGCTGCAAGTTTGCTACCTGCTATAGCGGCTGAAGCATTTATATCAGCATTGACTATACTTCCATCTAAAATCTTGGCACTATTAACAGCTCCATCAGCTATACTTTCTGTTTGAACTGGTTGTTCTTGTAATTCGTGAATACCAAATAAAGATTGCTCGACGTTGGCATTTAGATCACCTGCACGAATAGAAGACCCAGCTGCAAAGACAGCTTTAGGGTCTTCATCACCACTAGCCTTACCAACAGTTGTTTCTCTATAAACTCTAACAGTTACACCTGATTTAGGTGCTCCAGAAGTTTCTTGTACAGAACTATCAATACTGGTATCGTTAAATTCTATATGAGTAGGGTTGCTGACATTGTCAACAGAATATTTAGTTGTCGCTTGTGTTACTCCATTAAGAGCAACTTTTACATCTTCAGTTTGTAAAACGGGGAAGTCATAAGTAAATACTTTATTAGATCCATTTACGCTCCCGCCGTTATCCTTATAGGTTGCGGCCATTTGTTCATGTTGTTGTTTGGGCGGGTGGTTTTATTCGAGTTTTTGTAGCCTTAATATTTCATCTAAAGCTTGCTCATCTCCATACTTGAGTTGTCTATCTATTTCTTGATTAATCCAAGTTTTCTTCTTAACTTCATTAATTTGAGGTATCCTACCTTCTGCAAACTTCTGTGCATCCCTTAAAGCCGATTCAAGTTCAATATGAATATTTTTGAATAACTCTCTATCTACTGGTATACCTTTACTTTGAAATAGCTTAAAAGCTTTTCTAAACTCTTTTCCAGTAGTAGTATTCATGATGCGTTTGATTTCTTTTTTAAAGTAACCATCTTTACCCATCAAATTAGTAACAGCTGATCTTTCAGTAGGTGTATAATCTATACCTCTTCCATTCTTCATGAGAGATGGACGTGCATCAAATTCAATATCAATAAGAAATTGTTTTTCAGGACTAAGACTTTCACTTACTTTCCATAAAGGTGAATAAGTATTCCATACACGAGTAAAGAAGTTCATTGGTTCACCTATCAATCCACCATCTATATAATCGTGGACATCAGGTAATGTCTCTTTTGTACTTGGGTTTCTATTAGCTAGTAATTGTAAGAAATCTTGCTCTACTTCTTTTAGTTGTGGAGTTAATAGTCTTGCAAATTCATTTCTAAAACCACTTAAAGGAGCCAGGCTACTACCAAAACTTGCAGTCCATCTAGCCATTGCAGCTGGGTTTCCAGCTAATACATCGTTTAATGGTTCTAAACCAGCTGTAAAGGATTTATTAGTTAGGTTTGCACTAATTAGATAACCAGCTTTGTTTAGAAAAAGCTCAATACTAGGTTCATCTAAAGTATCAAAGTTATCCATAACATCAGCTGTAAATGCTAACCAGTCACTTATAGCTCCAAGGTTGTCATAGCTATACCATTTACCATCCCAACCCTTATAAGTTCTAGGCTTCCAACCTTGCTCTCTTCTTACCTTTTGTCTGGTTTTATCATAAATTCCATTACCTCTAAGTCTGTCTGTAGTGAATAAACCAGCAGCTCCAAATACTGTAAGAGTACCTATAGCTTTCCTACCTTTTAATTCAGCTCTAATAGTGTTATAAACAGCTTCTGCATTCTCATCAAATGGTAATCCACGATTCTTTAAAAGACGTTCAACTGCATCAGTATTCATCTCAGCGAATGGTCGCTTAAATGCATTTACTTGATCAAAAAATAAACCAATCGGACTATGAGATGCAGTAAAAGCCATCATGTTTATTGCTGTCTTTGGAAACATCAAGAATGGTTTTAAAGCTGGTACTCTCTGAATCATTGAACTAAGCGCATCAACCATTGGATTATCAAGGTTCATCGCTATTTCCTTACTGGCATACTCAACAGCTTTATCTGTTATGAATCCATTTGAGTCAAACATTTCATTATATACCCCATCAGCTACTTTCTTTAACTTAGCATTATCTAATTTCTGTCCTGAATTAAGTATTTGATCAAATGCTCTACCTCTAGCTTCTACATTACCAACCCAAGATCTTGTAAATCCATCAAAGGCTGTCATAGCATTAGCACTAAATCTAAGAACAGGATGCTCTGCTAAATCATTTAAAGCTTCTATCTGCTCAACCATGACACTAGGACCGTACAAACCCTCTTGTGCTTTAGCATCAGCAAAGGCTCTATTAACTTGCATTACACCTTCATTCTTACGTGCTATGTCATCACGCATGATATAACCAACAGAACTAGGATCAGTAGAAGCACGTCTAAAGACTTGATTCATGTGACCGAAAGCTTTCTGCATTGTGTCAACCATACCTACTGTGTACATATAGTTAGCACGTCTAAGGGTATGCCAATCTCCAGTTAATAAAGCACCTGCATAAGTAGATAAAGGTCTTTCTACCATTAATACAGTGTTAGATAAACCAGCTTTTAATGGTGTACCTACAGCAGATAGAACAGAGTTATAGATATTAGCCCAAACACCTTGAGTCCAAGCTGAAGGCATATCTGATCTAGCATCAAATAATGATTTTCTTACAACTCCAGTAGTGTTTTTTACATACTCATTTAACTTAGAAATGCTATTAACATTTCCATCTGTTACCTCATAAGCAAGCATTAAAGGTCCAAGCATTTGTGGACGTTCTTTTTGTACAGCTCTTAAAGTATCCATAGTGCTTTGAGCTTCTTGTTGAATACGAGCTAATGCTTTAAGAGTCTCATTCTTTTCATTCTTAATAGCAGCTTCTACTGCCTGTTTAGACGAAAGACCTGTCTTTAATCTATTCCATAGATTTAATTGGTTTAAAGCTCTACCTCTTGTGTAGGAAGTAGTACCTTTTATCTGCATTAAGTATTGAAGTCTATCTAAGATCTGTTCTTGAGCACGTATTTCAGCTGGAGTCTTAGTCATAAGACGAGCACCTTCAGCCATATCTGATACTTGACCTGCAAATGATGTACCTATATATGCTTGAGCTTTCGCTAAGTTCATATTTACATAGTCATCTAGATAAGATTTGATTGCTTTAAAGACACCTGCATAACCTTCATCAGTTAAAACTCTTACACCTGACGATGGGTCTTTACCAGTAAAAGCTTCTCCTGATAGGAGTTTCTTCATTTCGGTAACGTCCATCTTGTATAAGTCAGCCGCTAATCTGTCTCCAGCATCCATAATCTCAGAATGGCTTAGATATCTACCATTACTGGTTTTATATCCATATCTAGCTTCTAAGTTTTTAGATATATCATTTATAAGTTTTGTACCTGCATCATCAGCATCAAGTCCAAACTTAATAGCTCCTTCACTCATGACACTGCCAACTCTTCCATAAACTGTATCTATATTCTTTTCAATCCTATAGACATTTAAAGCTGCAGTATTGATGTCTAAGCCATCTACACTTCTAATACCAGACTCTGTGTAACCATATAAGTCATGTACACCTAGCATAGGTTTATCTAGATCTACAGACTTAGTGATATTTACAGCGCCTAGTTCAGTTAATGAATCATCTCGACTTTTAGCTGATTGAAGAATTACATTTTCTATTTCATTTTCAGAGAGTGGTTTACCTCCTTTTAGCTTTTCTAAACGCTTTATTGCTAATTCATTCTCAGGTATCCAACCAGTAGCATGTTGTACCTTCCTTAATGTCTTAGCTAATTTTGCAGCTCCTAAAAATATATCTGAAAAGAGTCCAAGACCAACACCTTCATTCTTGTTTTTTTGTCGTATGACATCTTCTGAGTCTCCATCTTGAGTAGCCCAGTCTTCAGGTATAAAACCCCATGTATTCGGCCAAGACTCTTTTAACACAGCCATTAAGTTGTCATCAGTACCTTGTACTTCTGCTATATCATCAACGGTCATACCAGACCAAGCTGCTAGTCCACTAGTAGATAACCATCTAAAGAAAGCATCATTACCAAGGGACCAGCCAATTTTTGAATGAGCTGCATTTCCCATGCCTCTAGTCTTTGCAGTTAACCATATAGTTGGTATTACTACTGAACTTATTTCTCTTATTGCTTGAGCACCTTCTGATTGAAACTTAGGTATCTTATTAAGATTACCTTCATCATCAGTTAGTTTAAAAGGTGCAAATGTTTGCGGTCTGCCTCCGGGTGAAACTTTATTGAGAAAGTCAACTCCAAAGTCAACGACACCCGACGGTATGGCTAAAAGTTCCTCAAGTTGTTCTCTTGGTCTTTCCTTTCTATTATTCCATGCCAAAAGGTCATTAACATATGGGTTAAAGATACCTTTACTTTCACCTTCATCTATAGGTGTCTCTATTTTTACGTCTCCCTTGGGAGCTGTTGTTTGTTGTTGAGATGTTTGACCAGCTGGTGTAGCTGAGATTTCTTCCTGAAGTACTTCATTTTCCTGACGTAAAACATCATTCTGTCTTGTCAGTTCTTTTTTTTTTTCTTCAGTTAAAACTGGCGTACCGTTAAACCTCTCATCAAGAGTATTTGGTTCCATAATTATGGTTTAAATTTAGGTCTCATCAATTGTTCTAAAGCTCTAATATCTGTACCACCACTCATTTTATAAACAACTTTGAAATAGTTTACTGTCTCTTCCTCATTTAGTGGCTCGTCTCTATCTAAGTATCCTAATTCCGCTGCTGCTTCTACTGCATAGTCTGGTATTCCAAGTTGTTCACCTATCTCTTTAGATTGATCTGCGTTTCTAAAGATAGAATAATTAACTTCACCTGTAGTACCCCACGCTCTAGATATACCATCAGCATTATTAGCATGTATAGGATTGGTCAATAGTTGTTTATGGTATTTATCTACTTTCTCATTAAATGCTTTAATCGAAGGTACATCTTGCATGTCAGCTTTTGGATCATATGCTCTAGCTTGTCTTTGTATAACAGCTAATGGATCTATACCATATTGATTAGCTACATAAACAGCTCTTTCATGTGGTTGCCATCCTGGTTTACCATAACCTTTAAGAGCTTCTGATATCTCTACAGCTGAAAAAAATGTATCTTGTTCATCAAGGCTTTGGACACCACGTTTGATAAAATCATTAGTTTCTATTCTCTTAGAGGTTATTTGAGTATTAATAGTAGTTAATTGATCAGATGTTGGCAGGTTATTAGGCCAACCCCTTGTAGTGGGTTTAATTTTTGCAAAATATTGATCTACTTGTGCAAAAGCAGTTTCATAAGGATTTGGAATATCAGCTTCCTTATTCTGAATTGCCTGTTGTCTAAACATCGTTTGCAAAGTAGAAGCCATTATACTTGCATTTGGACTTAGTGATCCATCAGGTAGTAGTTTTGACCTTCCTTTTACCAACTGCTCAACTCTACCTAGCCATTCTTTAGTTTCTGTCTGAACCTGAGATTGTAATTGAGCAACCCCTTGAAATTTCTGAACAACTTTCCAATTATATTTGGATAGTTCTGTAGTATTTAATAGACCAAGGTCTGCAAGATCCTGTACCTCTTCTGTCTGCCTATCTATCTCCTTTGCTTCTACAGTTAAATCTTGCTTGATAGCATCTAACTTAGTACTTCTTTTACCATAGATTTTAACAAGCCTATCTTGTTCTATTTCAATTTCTTTGTCTGTAATCTCCTCACCCTTATCTAACTTTTCAGATAGTTTGTCATGAAATGATGTGACATCCTTATTAAATGCAATAGTCTCTTGATCTGTTTTTTTCTGATGAATCGCTTTATCTCTTTCATATATTGCCTCTTCTAAGGCGGCTATCTTTCTTGGAAATCTTTCTCCGTATACATATTCTTCACCTGTAGTTTTATCAATATATTTAGATGTTTTCAAATCTTTAACATCATCACTATTTGCAAAACCTAAGTTGATATCAGCTTTAACAAGCTCAATAGCATTATCATGAGCTGCACTAATAGATCCAAATCTATGTTGTTCTGTTAATGCATACTGCATTACCGAACCAGGATCTTTTGAAAAATTATTTTTTAATCCATTATCAGCTTTTAAATTATCTTCAGCAGTTATTTGGCTTATTCTCGCTGTAGTCCATTTTGTTCTCTCGTCCTGTTCAATTTTTCGCATCTCTTTAAAAAGATACTCTTCAACCATTGGCATATCATCAGTATGAGTAGCAAATGGTCGTATATAACCTCTGATCAGACGACGATTTATTTGTTCCCATTCATTAGGATCTTTAGCATCTTCTAACGCTCTATCTACCCACTGACCATTTGAGTCTTGTATCCTTACAGGCACACTCTTATTCTGCTCACGATAAAGAGGATACATTTTAGCTTCCTGACCATACATGGCTTTTTTAAAGCCAATCTTTTGTAGCCGAGGAATTTTCTTTAATTTATCTTTTAAAAAAGGATCGATTTCACCTTTCTTTTCAGCTTCATCAATGATTTCATTGTTAATCAGTTCTTCTGTAAGCTGCTGATCTTCATCTCTTTTAAACTCAGCTTGTCTTAATTCCTGATCTTCAGCTAAACCAGCATGGTACAGCTCTGCTCCTTTAAGTAACTGGTCGTTTGTACGAGCTTGGATAAGTGGTGCAGCTATCTGTGCAGCTGTTTGAGATAGTTGTGCAAGTTTCTCAAATCTCTGATCGTTTCTTTCTGCATCAGCTAATTCATACTTAAATAAATCAGCATTACGTTTATGGATGGATTCTAAAAACTGATTTTGATTCGCTTCCGCTGAGGCGATTAAACCTTCACCTTCACTTTGTATTGGGTCGAAGTTGACCTCGGCTTGATAAGCCTTAAATGGAGTTTCTGTCATTAACCTATCTACTATATTGTGATTGGAAGAAAGTATTCATAAAACTACCTTTTGCTGCACCCAGACCTAAACCAGCAGCTCCACCAATAGCTTGGACAGGTGCTATAAACATTGCAGCTGTACTTGCAACTCCTATAGCTTGATCTAAGAAACTAGGACCAACTGGTTTAGCAGGTGGGACATCAGGTATAGGTTGAAAACCTTTTTTACCTAGTGCTAAATTTTGTGCTGATAGAAGTTCTCTACGTGCTCCACGTAAGTCTTCGCCTTGTTTAATATCAGCTCTTCTTAAGTTTGCAGATTGTGCAGCCTCATTATATAAAGACGCTAACTCCATTGATCTACCAAAGCTTGAAGATCTATCACCTTCATTAACAGGTGTCTTACCTGTTTTTTGTCTAAATAAAGTTTCTTTATTTTTCATAAATTGAGAGACTTCTAAGCCAAAATTTCTCTGAATAGCTCCGACTTGTCTGGAATATGCTTGAACATTTTCCTTAGTATTAATGTCATACTGGTCATTCTTCATTGTCCAAACATTACTCTTGCTTGTCCAATCAGTTTCTCTTTGAGCTACTTCTCTTTTATATTGATTCTTTTGGGCTTGAAAGCCTGATTTACCTGTACACACGGCAAAACTCGATAAAGGATAAATTGTTAGGTCCATGTCTTACTTGACGTAAGAATTTAAAACCTAGAAATTTGAGAAGTTTAAGGTGAACTTTGTTTCGTTTATCAACGATATTCCACAACAACTTCTCTCTTCTGCTTTCAACAAACCTCTTAGATTCACGAGCAAAAGTATGTGGATATTTTTCAATCTCTGGAGTACATAACATCCAGATCATTCCATCTTTAGGATCAACTCCAGCCATTCCGGCAGTCTTGCCGTTAGGTACTGTGAAGTACACACAGGAGTCGTTTTGAGCAGCCCAGACAAGATGTTCTACAGGGTCTAACCCATGTCCCTCTTCGACCTCTCTACGGTCGTCTGGACGCAAATTAGAGGCTACTCTTTTAGCAGCATTTACTGTTATTGGGTGAATAAATTTAGACATTAAAAGTAATTGAAATTTATAACTAGTCGTCGTGATGGACCTTCCGTATGGCTTTGTCCACTATGTCGTCTAGTTGAGTCAAACATTAATAATCTATTTTCTACACAATAAATTTTCTCTCCATTATCTTCAAAGACAGTTGGACCGTTTGTAGTCGTACAATAGTAGATAGCTGTTTTTGCTTTTTGATTAGGAAGGTCTCCTATATCAGTGTGATATCCAAAGACCTTTGGTTCTTGATCTATCCATGTACAATTCATTTTTATACGCAGCCAACTACTTACGTTCAATAACAAAGAGAAATAAGTATTGATTGTATTAAAATAATCACTGGTTGGTTTATGACTTTGATATGCCATATGTACCAACGTATCAGTTCCATCACCTTTAAATACCTTTCTATCACTCCATAGCCAAGGTACATTAGGGTTATAAATTAATTCTTCTTTTAATAAATTAAAGTTTTCCTTTGATAAAAAATTATCAATTATTTTCATACAGTCCTATAAAACATTGGTGAATAATCACCCTCAAATGACACTGATCTAATAGTTGCCGGTGCAGGGTGAGTGGATTTAATACTAAAGTCAAAATTCATATTCTTTTCATACACAGGTATGGTTCTTATATCTTCACTAAGGAATGGTGCATCTGTAGCTTCATAGGAATCAGTTGGAGTAGATTCATACTCATCTATAAATGCTGTTTTACCTACCCTAGTTAAAGTAGAACTATATAAACCAATACGTCCAAACGATACCTTTATTCTATGTACAACTAGTGATGAATTGACATCACCTATTGTATATTCTCCTTTATTTTGAGATACATAAAATCGTGGAAAGTCTACTTGATAGTCATATAGATAACCAGCAAAGATATTTCCAGACCAATCACCAAGAGCTGTAAGTGTTGTACCGTTAATAGTTGGTTTAGTAAAATTCTTTCCACCTGCAGAGGAAGTTAGAGCTAAAGCACCGTTTGATGTGCTATAGCCAGCCCATGTCACATTAGTCCATGTAGTTATTCCTGTTGATGAGTTAAAACTACCACCACTAAGAGCTACATAGTTATCTAGATGTAGTAGGTAATTAACACCGTCTTGATCAATACTTGGATCAGTACTTGCTTGTACTAGATTTATGTGCTGTAGATAACCTTGATCATCTAAGAAATAATATTGATCTCCTACAATAAAGTGATAGCGCAGTGGATTAATTAGTTTCCATTTGAACCATGAAGATTGCAGTCTTTCATTACCTACATTGAAGTACTTATAGCCAATAACAGTATCCTCTGTTGTTTTACCAAATAAGACAATACCGTTCTCTCTTGAGTTAGTGAGTAAGTCTATATTCTGTGGAATTAACTTTGGTACAACTTGAGCTTGATTAACAATATCAGGTTCACCAACAGAAGCTAAGTTAGCAGCTTCAAAGAATTTACTATAAGCTCCACTACTATCTAAGAAACCAATAGTCTTACCCAGTGATATGGGTGATACTTTTTTGCTATAGTTATAGGTTGCAACACTAGATAATTTTGCTGTATCAGGTGATAATACTGAATCATCAGTAGATAATAAAAACTGTTGATCTGTGCTGAATATTAATAAACCATTATTAATTTGAATACCATCTATAAGTTCCGATGGAAAACTAGAGCTACAAGCAATATCTATTCTGTCTGTTGGGCTAACAGCTAAGGCTGTTTTATTCCAAAAGTTATAGAAATTTCCTGGTTGAGAACATATAGCATTCTCACCACTAAGAATGACTAACCTATTTCTCCAAAATAATATTCTAGAAATAGTTTGATTTCCTTTAGCAAAACTTGGATAAGGATTAGTATTGTCATCACCAACCTCTCGTAAAGACCATGAAGCTCTATCAACAGTAAAGGTAGTAGTACCTGTGCGCTGTATAGTTAAAGGCATTAAGGAGGGAGAAAATCCTTTCTTTATTCCAGGCTCAGGGCATTCTTCCCATGATCCATTACCAGATATACCGTTCTCTGCATTAAATTTTAAAAAGTAATCATCTTTATCTGAATCAGAGTTAAGGAGTTTTACTATATAACCATGTTTACATTGAAGAGGTAAGTCAGTAATATCATTAGCTTCTGTTGTTATTACCTTCATCAAATCTTTTTCAACAGCAGATAAGTTAAAAGCAATACTATTGCTATTGATATAAATACCATTACCTATTACTTCATGTCCTATATTACTAATACCAGTTAACTCAGCAGAAATACCACCTAATATTGTCGTAGCACTTGTAGCTGTATCAGCATCAAAAGGTGTAGGTTTTGGTCGTATCGCTTTAAGGTTGCAATATTGATTTGTTGTTTCACTATCGGAAACTCTAATTACATAATTAACACCTTCTAAAGTAGCTGTTACTGTATCACCTGTATTCCAACCTTCACCTCCATGTAGAAGAGTAATAGTATCGTTATAAGTACAACCAAAATCACTTTTATCAGAAGCACCATCATCAACCGCATAGTCTGTTGATTGTCCCTGCTGTCCTCTTACCGTTAATCTAAATATTAAATTTGTAGCACCATTACTTGCATGGTTAAGATCAAATACTTTCGTTCCTATATGTGGACAGTGACCTGTAGATGGGGTTCCAGCTGCAGCTCTATTTGAACTTTGTATCTCTACCCTTGTAGCTACCTTTATTTGAGTATTAGTTTCATTACTGTTTAAATTTAAAGCATATTGTCTACCATTCTCAGTCTTTAATAACTCAATATATGCTGCATAGGTATCTGGTCTAGCAGCAGTTGTAGCAGTATCTTTAGTAACAATCTTTGTTGTGTTTGTTGCAAAGGTCGTATCGTTAACTGTTAAAAAATTTAGATCACTAGGAGTACTAGTTGCTAGGTAAGCTTTGAGGTTAGTTGCTGTTGCACCATTAGTTGATCCATAAGCTACAGTCATTTCTTGACCGTCACTACAACGCCACACATGTACGTGACCATCAGAATGTACTTGACCTATATAGGAGCCTTCAGTTTCATCTCTGTAGTAATGAAAGAATGAACCTCCACTATGTATGTTGGCTAAAGCACTAACTCTTTTACTTCCAGGTCTCTTATATAGACCATATGTAAGGTCAGGAATACCATTAACAATATTAGTTACTTGACCTAAGTTCTTTTTGAAATCTGGTTGTTCAGATATACCACCATGATAGCTAGGTATTGTTTGTGTTATGCCTGTCATCTGCTAAGTGCTCTCCAAGGTTGGAAGGTTTGATACACCTGTTTATGGTCAAATCCAAGCATGGAGTGATTGCCTTGATTACATTCATATTCAATACATGCAGCTCTAGCAAAAGCTTCCTGTTGACTAAGAAGTTGAACAAGATCGGGGTTTGCTATTAACTGTGTTGCTGCTCTACCTGATGCCTTATAGATAACATATCTTCTAAAGACTGGAGGTAGATCTTCAAACTCATATAAATAAACTACATCACATACAAGATCATCATCAAACTCAAATGTATGATTAACTTTATCCCATAGTTTTCCGTTCTTTCTTATTGTATCTACAGCTTTAGTTTGCCAACCATTAGTAACGTCTAAGCTTAGTACATTATTTTTTACTTCTATATGTTTAGTTGTTGGATCAGGTGTGAATGCTACATGCTCTTCACTGTTAAAACTCCAACCCTCACTTTGAACATCTACATTACATTCAGTTAAAATATTATATATAAACGATATCTCTGGGTTAGTACTAATTAAAGAACCAGTAGTTGTATCTTTTAGTTGGGTGATTGGAGACTGACCGATAGCTCCCAGTATTGAATTGACTGCGGATAATTCGGTATCGAGTTCATTTGTTTTGGAAGCCATGAAAATTTTTTAGTAAAAAAAAAGGGAGCCATAAAGACTCCCATTGCGTGTATAAAAATATATTTATGCAAAACCAGCGTTTGAAATAGCTGTGTTTTCTGTACCAGATCCATCCCAACCTGTTGCGTTAGAGGAAGCTGTGTTAATACCAGCGATCAACTCAACTGCACATGCAGGGTTTAGGAAGTCAGCACCCATTGCTAATCTACCTAGAATCACATCACCTTGGTATACAACTGATACGTCACCTGAAGTTACCTGAACCTGTGGTCCGATAGCTTCTACAACACCTGCGGCTTCCTTCTGGAAGATTAGTCCACAGCTGTTAGCAAACTTAGCAGCTAAACCATAGTTGTTAGTTGTCTTCTGTCCGCCAGCTGGTGTTCCACCGTTAGCAGCTTGCTCCATGTCTTCCATGGTTGAGCCAACATGATCACCAAAGTTGTCTTTAGAATCGTAACCAGTTCTATTAGGATCAGCAGAAGTACCATACTTACCGAAGAATGGAATGTTCATTGACTTGTAGATACGGATACCTGCAATTTCAATGATGCCATTACCAGACTGCAAGGCTGAACCTTGTACGTCACGGTTGATTAAACCATTAGAAGATACGTTCTGTATAAGTGCATAGTACTGTCTTGGGTTTAGAACAGCTACACGTCCATCTCCAGAAACACCCTTCTCATCTAAAATTGCTGCTGCATCATAGAATGCATTCACCAACTTAGTAGAGTCGTAAGCGTCTTTCTTGTCTGTACTTGTATCTGCACCAACCTTAAGCATACTTCCACCTGGCTCTTCAAAGTTACTCATGGTAACTGGGCTTTGCTGCCTAGCTGCCTTTGTAATTGCTCTGAAGATTCTGCGGTCATAGTTCTCAGCTAGAGCATAACCAATCTTACGAGAGATTTCTCCACGTAAATCGTAGTGAGCAAGAGTCTCGTCTAATTCATAAACGAAAGCACTGGAGATGAGTAGGTCATCAACTGTGATTGTCTTCTCTGCTACTGGAGGAGTCTTCTCGTCGTTACCGAGTATGCTTTGTCCTGGAATATGGAACTCACTTTTTGTACGTCCTGTGTAGATGAACTGCAATGATTTGCCGTTCTTTAAGGTACGTCTAGTTACAAGATCCCTAGCGATTGTATTGTGCTGGAATCCTTTGAACATCTCACCTGAGAATAATTTCAGGTAAAGAGCTCGCCTCTGATCAACGGTTCCAGCATTAGTGAGAGCACCATTATTAGCACCTCCATAAATAGGACCATTAGCAGTGGCTGTTGTGGCTTGTTGTGCCATTTGCCTTAATTATAAAATGTATTGAATGTATAAATCATCATCGCGCGCAAATTAAATTCGAAGTTTTGTGGTCTATCCCACCGTCTAGAC